ATTAAATCCTAATCTAAAAGAAGTTATAGATACAATATCTCCATTTGATTTTGTGTTTAGATTTTCCACTGTGGAAAATTTAATTACAAATGACAGTTATTCTCTTAGAATTGGAAATTTACTAATCCAAGGTGGATATGCTATTAGTAGAGGACAACTTATATACTTTCCTAAACCTTTTCCAAATAAGTGTATATCTGTAATTTCTATAGCGAGTGGTAGTGGAATTACTGAAACTAACAATGACACACTCGTTATTGATGACGGAATTACAGAAAATGATAGAAGATATAAGTTTAGAGTTATGACTAAAAGCTCAACATCTCAAGTTAGACTAAATTACATTGCAATAGGGTATTAATTGATGTAAGAAACTTGTACTTGTATTAAATTTGGGCTAACTCCAGAAAAGTTCCCTTTTCCTCCAACACGTATACAGTTTGCATGAACATCTAATACACAATATTCAAACCATGTTGATTGGTTTAAGCAGTTTAATCCTATTATTTTTTCTTTTTTTATGCGTGGAGGAATAGGAATAAACCACTCTGTAGCATCTATCCCGTTTTGATATCCTAATAAATTAGTCATACTCAAGATCTCGATTTTGATTAAATTTTCCACAGTGGAAAATTTATTCAAATACGAAGTAAAAAATGCAACAAGTAGAGTTACAAATTGTAACAATGCAACTTTAAGGAAAATAAAATTAGATAGACTTTGTATAATGCACTATCAAGTAGATGTTGATACTAAAGCTAGTCTAAACACCAAAATAACAGTTTATTTTGATGAAACTTTTGCAGATAGCCCATTTGCAACTATAACAGATAATAATGGTGGAACATCAGAACTAGCAAATCCTGTTTTAGATTGGGCTACTACAACACAAGTTACTATGTCTAATTTTGCTAGTGGTTTTAGCTTAATGGTAATTGGATATATTTAGATCCTAGCAATTATTTTTATCTTAGAAGTATAAAGAAATCAACTTTACAAATACCATTTTGGATATTTCCACTAGTTGCATCTAGAGTAGAAAAGTCTAAATTATCTCCACTATGTATAACTGCAACAGAACAATTATCTTTTTTAGCAGTAGCCATAACTATAGAATTTTTAAAACTAAACCCCTCCGCTACTAATGTTTTTGAAGCATAAGCTCCTTTTGTTTCTAAAAAACCTACAACAAATTTTCTGTTTAAAATCGTTAAAACATCATAATCAGTTTTATGTTCAATTTTATACAGATTTTCCACAGTGGAAAATCTAAACACAAAATCAAATGGAGATATTGTATCTATAACTTCTTTTAGATTAGGATTTAATGCAAGTAATGTATTAAACGCATCAAAAATTAAAGATAAAAAAATCGTTTATGTAACTGTAAGAAGTGATAATATGTACATTTCAACTCAACTTCCAAAAAATATAAGTAGAGCTATGCTTGTACATGGAACTAGTGCAAAAACTGCTATTCTGTCAATAGAAGACACAGGATTTTGGCTATATGGCGATATATCAAACATAACTGGAATATTTCTATCAGAGTATATTTATGCTTAACAACCTATAGTAATTGTTATTTTTTGTATCCGATTATAATGACATCCAGATAATTCCAGCCACTTAAAATCGTACTGGGCCACCTTTTAATTGTTACTTTATTTTCTTCAATTGTCGCAGTAAATGTAAATTGATTTTGAGTATCTTCAGAGCTTGTTAAAATTACAGAATTTGTTATTTCAAATGGTAACTCATATCTATATTCTGCATCAGAATATAAAGCTTTTTTTCTTAATGAAATTAAAACTTTTTTGTTAGGAAATTCTAGAATATTCCATTCTTTTAAAGTATAAGAAGTGATTAGATTTTCCAATTTCTTCTTATTAGCCCAAATTGACATCTCTTCAAAGTCAGCATTTGGAACACTTGTTCTACCACTTTGGCTTTTTAAACAGTAATAGTATTTTTGATTAGCTGGGAAATAGTAAACATTTCCTTCAACTGCTTGGTCTACTGGAAATTGACCATTATTTTTTCCTAAAAGTCCATTTAAATTTTGAATTAATTGACCTTCTTTTGTATTTAAACTTTTATATAAATATTCCCATGTAATTGGAATTAATTGTTCATCCGGTGCTCCTAAAGAATTCCAACTTCTATTTCCACCAATATTTTTATACCAATGTCCATTATCAGCTAGATACTGTTTATTTTCTTCTAAGTTACTTCTTCCTTTTAAAGTACCTACTGCTATAACTCCTGTTTCAGTGTAAACTTGATTTGCTATATCTCTTGTTAAATAAATAACACCATCTCTTACATATATTTCAGCTTCTACATCACTAGAAATTGCCATGTATATATCTTGTATAGATTCATATGTTTTTCCTAATCTATTATTTGGAAAAGTATCAGCCGATACAGCAGTTGTATAAGAATAAAGAACTTCTGATACATCATTTTCTATTTTTGCATAAACTCCAAACTCTTCTGTTTGAAATGATTGATCTACATTTTGGTTTGATATTTGTACTGTTAAAACAGCAGTACCATTATCATTTCTTATATTCATCACATTTAAATCTAGCTTTTTATTTTTTAATTCAGTAACTTCTCTTAAGTTTCCTGAATGTTTCTGATCTCCAAATGCTGCCTTAGTGAATATAACTTTTCCTTCTCCTGCTAATGCTCTTGCTAAAAGATTTCTTCCAGCATTTGTTATTATGTGACTATTAAATTCAGCCATTATTAACACCCCTTTTTTCAAAAATATATTTTCCAGTTTTACTTACTAAATTTAAATTATTAAGATAAAAATAGTCTTGCTGTGGATATAAAATTACTCTTGTTCCATATCTCATATGTGTCGCAATATACAAAGGTGATATAGAATTATTTTTGAAAGTAATACCTGTTAAATGTTGTGATTTCTTTTTAGTTTTTTCAACTCTATCTATCATAATATTTAAATTACTTTTAGTTGTTCCCATAATTTCTATTTTAAAAGTTCCATTATCTCCATTAAACTCAGGAAATTCTAATATATTGGCTTTTTCATAGAAGATATTTAAGACATCTTGAATAGCTTTATTTGTTCCCTTTATTGAATGGATTTGGAAAGATAATTTACAAGCTTTTCTTTTTTCTTCAATAGACATAGAGAAATCATAAAAATCAACACTTAATTCTTTTGCAACAAGGTCAATTTCTTTTTCTTCCATTGTATCTATTCTTTCAAGAAACTCTAAATATTCTATATTAGCAACAATATGCTTAGATATAAGTGCATCTATTACAGTTAAAACTATTTTATACTGTTTATCATTCCTTAAAATGTCAGGAGCGAGATCTCTTATATTTGTAACATCATATATAAAATTTTGCTCTTTCATCTTGATTCTGCTCCTTTATATGAAATTATTATAGTTCCACATTTTGCTAAATGGAACTTTTGTCCTATATAAGTTTGAGGTGATTTTATTTCAACTCTTCTTATCCCTTCCACATTTTTAGAAATATCTATAATATCCTGTAAATTTATGCTTTCTCCCATTTTAAAAGATTTAGTATATTGTTCTAATGAGCTTCTTAATTCTTTTTCTATTTCTGATTTCGATACTAACGAATTATCGTATACCCAGTAATCTAAATCTATATTATAATTGTGAAAAACTGGATCTTTTATTTCTAACTGGTCATTTAAAACTTTTATATTTTTGTTTTCAGTTATATAATTCTTTATTTTCTGTTTTTCTTCTTGTGAGAGATGTTCTAGTCCATTAACAACATAAATATCAATATAATTAGGTCTAGGACTGTTTATAAATACATCTGTAACAAGATTTGATGATTTCTTAACCCAATATTCATACGAACCTTCTGAACCACCTGTAGTAAATGACTCTGGAATAAGCTCTAATCTTTTTCTATATTCATCGTCATTTTCTTCTTCTCTACCACCTGTTACATCAGTTATATTAGTTATTTCTTTAATATACTCATATCTATCAACTATTTCTTTAATGTCTCCAGCTAGTATTTTCCCTAGTTCTCCAGCAATTTCAGCTACAGCTATAACATCAACATAAGTCTGCCCTTGTTTTATTTTATATTCTTGCTCTGTATAGAACATATAATTCTTATAAAGAAACCTTGTACCTTTAGCTATAATTACATCTTTTGCTACAATTGATGATATATAACATCTAATTGTAGTTCTTGCTTTATTTGCTTTTAATCTAATACCTCTTTCACCATAGAAATTTCCTTTTAAATCTAGTCTTTCTTCTCTTGAATATTTCAAGAAGTTTTGTTTTGCTACATCATTCATATTAGCTTTTATATTTGCTAATAGTGCTGCAACCGTTGAGTATAAATATGCTTCTTTTGTACATAACTCTAATCTTTCTCCTGTAATTTCTTCATGGAATCTCAAAGCGTCAGCTAATATTGATTCAGGATTAGAGTCAATCAAATTAAATTCTTTCATCTATTTCAACCTCGCATTCAATTTCAAGACCATTTTCAGTAGCTTTGCAATTAACATTATTTAATGTAAGTCCTTTTATATATTTATTCACTTGCATTTGCAGTTCATTAAATATATTATTTTTTATAACTGTAATTGGTCTATCTATCATTCTATTATCTATCCCTAAATCTCTATGGAGTGGTACTGTTCCCCTTTTTGTATTTAATAGAACATATAATTCCATTAATTTTGGATGCTTAGGAACAACATTATTTGAAACTATCATATACCCTCCTATTAATATCCTCTTAAATCATCTTCAACTAATCCACGTAGCCATTTTTTTTCATCTTTATTTTTTGAATAAATATTAGTCTTAGATTTTTTCTTTAAAACCTTTTTATTTTTTTTAGTATTCTTTTGATTACTTCTATTATTATTGTTTCTAGTATTTTCTTTATTTTCTGTTGTTAAATTATTCGTCGTAGGTAATAGAAGTCTATCTAACTTTGGAATATATTCTTTTAAGGTTAAAGAACAATTTACAACTTCTAGTTCTCCATTTGAATTTGTGCTTTTTATTCCTTGTTTAAAATCTATTAAAATAAATCCATATTTTGACAAAGGTTTATTTCCTAAAATAAGTGGATAATATTCACCATTTTCACATATTTTTTCTAATTTTAGTAAGGCATCATTTATATCTGTTAATGTATAAACTAACTTTATATTTAAAGAAATAGATCTTAAATTTCTATGAATAAATTCTGTATAAGGAGCTTCTCCAAGATTATCATGTTCTTCAATTTTTGATGATATTGTTAAATCAATCCCTTCAGGAGTTAAAACATTTCCACGATTTACTTGAAAAATAATGTCTCCATAACTTCCTAGATTACTTGAGAAATTTAAGTTAGTAAAATTATTTAAGAAATCTTTTGTTAATCTACTTAGTACATTCATTTCTTACTCATCTCCTTATAATCAATAGATTGAACATCTAATTTCCCATTTTTTAATGTAGCTTTTTCAGTTTCAAAGCCTTTTTTAGCTGACATTCCACCACTGATCGTTACATTTTGAGTTACTATCATATTTTTTTCTATTGTAGTATCTCCAGTTATAATAACTTCACTATCTATTTTTGTTAAAGTTCCTTTTAATTCAATATTTCCATCTTCCTTGATTGTAAGGCTTGATCCTTGATAATCAATTTTGTATTCATCTTCTTGAGAATTACTTATATTTTCATCAGAAAAATAGCTTCCAATTATAAATCCTCTTTCAGTGTCATCTCCTAGAAATATACAAAATACTGGAGTATTAACTTTTGGAATAGAAGTTATTTTATTTCCTAATGTTACTGGAGATAGAATTTGAAGTCCTTCTGTTATTTGATTATTATATTCAGGAAGTTTTACAGTAGCAGTATAATCAGCTGTATTAATACTTTGGATAATTCCTACTGTTCCTTTTAATGCTGAAATCATTTTTCTTTCTCCTCTTTCATATCTTTTTTAATTTTATACATTTCAATAGATGTTATAAATTTTGGAAAATTATGTTGAAGTCTAGTCACAACATAGTTTCCTGAAAACTCTCCAGCATCAGATAATGAAATAATACAACCACTGAATAATTCCTTACATCCTATAATTTTTAAACT